TGGAGGCTACAGGCATTGTGATTGACACCGCCGATACCCGCGACACGGTGCTTTTGGCTGACATCGTGGTGTGGCAGTACCAGAATCGCGACAAGCCGGGGCCTATGCCGCAGTGGCTGAGCCTGGCAAGGCGTGAAAGATGGCTGCAACAGAAGACCGCCGACGCGGGGGTGAGCCCGTGATACTGGACAAGGGCATCTGCGAGGTGTACCGGATGGAAGACATCTCCGAGCCGGGCGGCATGCCCAAGGAAGAGCCGGTGAAGTTTCACGAAAGCTGGTTTGGCGAGCTGGACTTCGGGACCAACCCGGAGTACGAGACACAGCACCGGGAGGATGTGGGCGTGGCCGCGAGGATACGCATCCATCAGAACCGGGAGATTACCAACCTGCACGCGGTAAAGCTGAGCACCGAGCCTGACAAGCGCTATGAAGTGACGCGGGTATACCACGGACGGGACGACGAAAGCGGGGAGCTGATAAGCGACCTGAGCTTAAAGGCGGTGACGTGATGACCTTAACCGAGTTTAAGAACCTGCTGCTTGAGGCCGACCCCAAAGCCAAGCGGTATATGAGCCTTGAGAGCGGAAATTACACCGTTTGGAGCGACTATAACCGGGTGTTTGAAACGGCGGACGACCGCATAAGCGATTCGGACGTGTATGTGCAGGTGGACCGCTACACCAAGGATGAGCATGACCCTGTTGTTGACCTGATTACCCAAACGCTGGACGAGGGCGGGGCGGCGGTGGTTGCCCGGCGCAGCCTGTTTGAAAAGGACAGCGGTTACATACACCATATCTGGGATGTGAAAATATGAGCGGCTTTAACTATGAAAACCTTGTGGAGTTTGAGCGGGACCTTGAAAGGGCGGCCGAGGCGCTGTCAAGGGGCGAGATTAAAGAAATTTTAATAAACGCCATGAAACCGATTGAAGAGGCCGCGATAATAAACGCTCCCTATAAAACCGGCACGCTGAAAGGTACGATTAAGACTTATGTTTTGGTAAAAAGCGGCGGTGTGTTTAAAGCAACGACCGGCAACCACCGGAAGGACTGGCCGGAGGGCAAGGTGTATTATCCGCCGTTTGTCGCGTATGGGCACGCAGGGCCACACGGAAGCGGCAAGCGCACGCCGCCGCATCCTTACCTAAGACCGGCCTTTGACAGCCACAAGGAGGAAGCGCTCCGGCGGCTGGGCGAGGGTCTTTCTGAAACACTTAAAAAAAATGGGCTATAGCCTGAAAGGACATGAGAAATGATTATTGGACTTAAGAACCTGACCTGGTTTCCGATAACGGAAGACAAATCCACCGGGACTACCTACGGCGCGGCTGTCACGCTGGCGGGCGCGATTGACGCCAAAATCAACCCTGAAAACGTTGATCCGGAGATTGTGCACGCCGATGACGTTGAATGGGACAGCGTCACCCCTGACGCTCCGTACAACATCGAGGTAGAGACGGTGGGCTTTACGCTGGCCAACCTGGCCGCCTTGCAGGGGCACTCTTTGAGCACCAAGGGCGGCGTGGTGGTCAAGGAAGGTGACGAGCCGCCCTATGGCGCGATCGCTTTCCAGGCGGCCAAGAGCGCGAAGGCCGGAGGCGGCTACCGATATGTGGTGCTGTACAAGGTAAAGCCTGCTTTCGCGGGCGCCGAGTACCACACGAAGGAGGGCAGCACCATCACCCGGCAGAGGGGCAAGATGACGCTGAGGGGCATCAGCCGAATTTCTGACGGGCTGAAGCAGTACATTACCGAAGACTCCACCGAGGCTACGAACTTCTTCACGGCTCCGATTACGCCGACCATGCCGTCCAGCGGGACCTGATCCTAAGAGTATAACGTGAAAACAAACAACCGACCCCCGCCTGAACGATTCGGGCGGGGGATTTTAGCAAGGAGGCAATATGCACAAAATAACGCTTGGAGGTAAGAGCTACACGGTGCCCTATTTCAAAGGCCGGACGTACAGGACAATGGGCGAGGTGGAAAGGGTTTACAAGCGCATCCAGGAGGATGAGCAGACCCTGTTGAAGGATGATGAAAAAGACGCGCTGGTGGACTGGTTCTGCGGCGCTTTTGAAGACCAGTTTGACCGGGATGAGGTGTATGACAACTACCCGGTGGATGATTTGCTTAAGGACATTTTCGCGCTGTATATCGCGGTACTAAACATGGGCACGAAGGTGCTGACGGATTTTCCGATTCCTGCGATGACAACGGAGAAGCGCCCGAAAAAATAAGGTCAACGCAGGATTTGATAGACAGCATTTACACCAGCCTGATGGCGCAGGGCTATAAGTTTCACGACATAGACCGAATGGACTTCGCGGGCTACCTGGCGCTGATAAGCCGGGAGGAAGCGAGGAAGGACCCGCTGTACGGGGCGGAAGCGATTGATGATTTGCCATTTATGGCGGTAGGAGCGAGGTAAGGAATGAGCGAAATTAGACAATTGGTGGTCAGCCTGACCACGGATACCAGCAGCGCGAGCCAGAACCTGCGCGGTCTGCGCGCCGTTGTTGCTGACGCTAACGCCGCCTTTGCCGAAGCTTCCGCCGGTGTGAAAGGGTTTGAAAACACAACGGCGGGCATGCGCGCCAAGGTGCAGCAGCTAACCGATACTTTGAACGCGCAAAAGCAGATGGCGGCGATCTATGCGGCCGAGGTGCAAAAGGCGAGCAAACGCCTGGAAGAGGCCAAGGGCAAGCAGGAAAGCCTGGCGCAGGCCGTGAAGGACGCGGAGGCCGCCTATAAGGAATCGGTCAGAACCAAAGGCAAGGATTCCGAGGAAACGCGGGCGCTTGCCGAGGAGCTGGACAAGGCCAGGGCGGCGGTGGTGGCCAACGACAGGGCCATGACCAACGCGGCGCGCGCTATCCAGAGGAATGAAACGCAGCAAAGGCAAGCGAATGCCAGGGTGAGGGAAACGGAAGCCGCGCTGGAGGATGCCACCAGGCGACTGAACCAGTATGGCGGCGCGTGGAGGGACGCCATGCGCAACGCGTCGGAAGCGGCCGGGGTGGTGGCCGACAGGGCCCTGGGCATTGGCCGCAGGCTGACCACGCGTGTGACCATGCCTATTGTGGGAGTTGGCGTAGCCGCGAGCAGGGCGGCCATTGACTGGGACACCGCCTGGGTAGGCGTGCAAAAAACGGTGGACGGCACCGAAGAGCAGTTGGCCAGCCTGCGTGAGGGGCTGATGGACTTAGGGGGCGAGCTGCCCATGGCCTTGGACGGCATTGCCGGCGTGGCGGAAGCCGCGGGGCAGCTGGGCATTCAGCAGCAGAATATCCTTGACTTTACAAAAACCATGGTGAACCTGGGCAACGCCACCAACCTGAGCGCTGACGCGGCGGCGACCGCTGCGGCGCAATTCGCCAACATCTACCAAATGAACCAGACGGACTTTGACCGCTGGGGCTCGGCCGTGGTGCAGCTGGGTAATAACTCGGCGACTACCGAGCGGGATATTGTGAATATGGCCATGAACCTGGCCGCTGCCGGCAAGCAGGCCAAGCTGAGCGAGGCGGATACCTTGGCGCTGGCGACGGCGCTTAGCTCCTTGGGGCTGGAGGCCGCGGGCGGCGGCAGCGCCATGAGCAAGGTGATGATGGACATGGGCATCGCCGTGGCTGAAGGCGGCGAGAAGCTTGAAAGCTTCGCCAAAGTAAGCGGCATGAGCGCAGCGGCGTTCCAGCAGGCCTGGGCCGCCGAGCCCGCCAAGGCCATTGACGCTTTTATCCAAGGGTTGGGCCGCATTGAGCGCAGCGGCGGCAACGTGGCGCTGACATTGCAGGAAATGGGCTATAACGAGCGCAGGGTGCTGGACGCGCTGCAAAGGCTGACGGGCGCCGGCGATATCCTGACGCGCTCGCTTGAGCACGCGAGGCAGGGCTGGAGCGAAAACATCGCTTTAACGCGTGAGGCGGAGCAGCGCAACAACTCTTTAGCCGGCGTTTTGCAAAGAACGCAAAACCGCATCACGGTGGCGGCTATCGAAATTGGTGAGAAGCTGACGCCCTATATCCGGGAAGCGGCGGACTGGGTGGCGGGGCTGGTGGAGGGTTTCCGAAACCTTGACCCGGCGATTCAGGCGAACATCCTGAAATGGGCCGGAATTGCAGCGGCCATTGGGCCTGCCGTGCTGATGATTGGCAGGATGGCCCGCGCAATTTCTACCGTGACCAGGCTGATGGCCGGGCCTGCCGGATGGGCCGTTTTGGGCGCGGCGGCAGTGGCCGCGCTTGGTTTAAAATTAGCCGGCCTCAAAACAAGCGCGGAAAAAGCGCAGGAGGCGCTGAGCAACATCAAGCTGAGCATCGGCGAGGATAGCCAGAACGCTATAACAGAGGGGATTAACAAAGGCATCGCCGCCGCTGAAAGCAAGAAAGAAATAAGCGTGCTGGTGGACGCGGACACATCCGCGATGGTAAGCCAGCTTAATTCCGCGTTCGCTGATAAAAAACTGACCGGACAGGAATACACGGCGCTGCGTGATTTTGTGAATGAAAAAATCAAGCCCGACATTGAGGCGGCGAGGAAGATTATTGAGCTTGAAGTCGCGGATTATAGGCGTACACTTGAAGGCGCGGTGGATAAAGACGGCAAGCTGCTGAGCGATGAGGAGAAAGACAAGCTTGTCAGTGAGTTTGAAGATAAGCTGACCACGCAGGTTGATGAGTTCGAGGCGGCTGTGGGTGAGTATGAAAAGTTATTGCAAACCATACGCGACCAGGGCGGCGAGGCGACAGCCGAGCAGATTGCCAACTTGGAGGCGGCGATTGAAAAGGTGGGCTTGCTGCGCAAAGAAATCTTTGAAACACACGACCAGGCGTTAAGTGTGGCCAAGGTGGATTACGCTCTAACCATCGAGGGACGGGGAGACGCTGAAACCTTAGGAACATCGCTTGGCTATGTGATGCGGTCACAAGCGCTGGATTTGGCCGCGGCTAAAGAAGCAAGGGATGAGGCTAAACGAACCTCTCAAACGCTGGATGAGGCGGCGGCTATTCAAGAGGCGTACGCGCAAACCGTAACAAGCATTAACGCCCGTTATCAGGATATGTTTGAAGCCATAGCCGAGGGTGTGGCCAAAGGCAATCCTGAGGCGGAAAAGCTGCTGGCCACCATTGGGCAGCTGCATACCACTATGGAACAACTCAATCAGATCGATGATAGCGAGGTGGGCGAGAATTACCTGAAAGAGTGGGATAAGGTATTCGGCGCGGGGGCCCCGCTGGAGCAGTATGTAACTTCACAGCTTAGGGAGTTGATGGATATTTACCGCAAAGCGGGCGATGCGGATTCTGTGGCAACGGCCGAGGGTTATGCCAAGGGACTTGTAACTGATATTAAGACGCAGCTGGCGGGCGAAGTGCAAGCGGCAGCCGATGACCCTGGTTTCCAGCCCATCGCTGAGCTGTTGAAGGGGATGATGGACGCCAAGGCTTTTGACATCATCGACCCAACCACGGTGGAGGGCCCGCTGCTTGACATGCTAAAGCTGGTGGATCTGAAAACGGGCGGCCAATTGCTGGGCGAGGACGTGGTTGAGGGCATGAAGCTGGGCATCAACGCGGGGGCCGAAAGCAGCCTTACCGCCGACCAGTTAAGGCCTATGCAAAGCGCGGTGGTAAGCGCTATAAGCTCGCTATTCCAGATACGAAGCCCAAGCCGGCTGGTAGAGCCGATGGGCAGGCAGATACCCGCCGGTCTTGCGCAGGGCATCCTGGCCAACAAAAACGCCATGGTGGATGCCATCCGGCAAATGTACAGAGCGGCCATGCTGGAAGTAAACAGGCTGGAGAAGCTGCTGAGAGCGTCCATGGCAACGCTGCAAGGCGGCGTGGGCGGATTTGGCGCGCGGCCGGGCGGAAGGCAGGGCACTGTGAATTATGACCATTCAAGCCACGCGACGGTGCATATCGGGCAGTACGTGGCAAGGAATGAAACGGACGTGAACTTAATAAGCCAGCAGATCGCGGCGCTTAACAGGCGGCGCGTCGCGGCGGTAGGCGGGCGGCTGACGCCATAAAGAAAGGAGAGGGGGAGCGATGGCAACAATACCGTATTTTGAGTGGAAAGGCATCAACTCACGCGCGCAGGGCATCGTGGTGAACGAATACCCGCCTATTATGCGAGCCAAAGAGCGCACCACGCAGGTTATTGTGCCCGGACGCCCCGGCAGCCTGACGCTGACGGAAGGCAAGGATGTGCATGAAACGGTTATCAAGCCGTGCATGTGCACCATTCAGCCGGGCGCCGACATCCAGGAGTTGATCAACTGGCTTAGGGGCGCCGGCGATGTGGTTTTCGGCAACGAACCGCAATTCGCCTACGAAGCGAGGATAGACAGCCAGCTGAGCCTGGATAAGCTGATTCGCGACTGGCGCACGTTTGCCCTGCCTTTTGTGTGCCATCCATACAAGAAAAACGCGATACCTGAAGAAGACATCATCCTTACCGGCATGGGAAGCGTGCTGAACCCCGGACAGATTGATAGCCGACCGGTATTGCAGGTGGAAGGCAGCGGCGATGTGGTGTTTGCCATTAATGGGCGGCAGACGGCTATCAAGGGGCTGTCGGGCGCGATACGGATCGACACAGCGATAGGCATGGCGATGAACACGGACATGACCGAGAACATGAGCGAAAGCATCGAAGGCGTGTGGCCGACCTTAGACGTAGGCGCTAATTCGATTATCTGGACAGGAACCATAACAAAGATAACCATCACGCCCCGGTGGAGGTGGCTATGATCCATATTTACGAAGCCGGGTATGAGCGCTTTGAAACCATGGGCCTTGGCAGGCTGGACCCTGCTTATGTGGAAATACATGAAGAGCAGGGCGGCGCGTATGAGCTGGAACTTGATCATCCGATGGATGAGCTTGGAAAGCACGAGCTGATACAGAACGGCCGCGTCATTAAATGCCCTGCGCCCTCAAGGCCCACTCCCTTGGTGCAGCTTTATAACTTGGATGGCGGCGAGAAGTGGAAAGCCACCGCCAGTACCGCGATATATAGTCAAGCCAAAACGAGCACTGGCTATTATATTACAGAAACGGTCACGCCGCCTCAGCCAAGCCCGCTGCTGATGCGCTCCAAATTTGTCCAACTGCTGTACAAAATGGCTACAACCACCAGGAAGAGATGGGTGAGCAACGGCAATAGGGTGTTGCAAAAGCTGACAATTGGCAATGAGGTAACGATTTTAAGTAAGCAAAACCCGAATTTCTACCGAGTAGCAAGCAGTCGGGGAACGGTAGGCTTTGTGCCGGTAAACAGAATAGCGTTTGACAGGATTGACCCCGGAACGCCGGGCGACGCCATCCAGGAAAGGCAGCTGCGGGATCAGCTTTTCCAAATATACCGGGTTGAAAATGACACCAAGGGCGGCACGGTGAAAGCCTGGGCGAGGCATGTGTTTTACAATTTGCTGGGCAATGTAATCATTAACGGTGTATGCGAGCAAATGACCGTGGCGCAGGTTTTGAATAAAATAAGCGTCAATTGTACGCAGCCGGACCACGGATTCAAGTTCTACAGCGACGATGACAGCCATGTAATTACGGCGGACTATTCCTACCGCTGCATTGTGGACGCGATTCTTAACCCGGAGGACGGCATCCTGGCGCTGGCGAACCTGCGCATTGTGCGTGACAATTTTGATGTGTTCCTGTTAAAGCGCAGCACGACAAAGCGAAACCCCATCGTCTATGGCGGCGGCCTGCTGGGCATATCGCTTGAGATGGATGATGACGGTGTGATTAACCGGATTATCCCTCTAGGCAAAGATAAAGACGGGAACATGGTAACGCCTGGCCCGATAGACAGTCCGCGTAATAATGAGGCGACATTCATCCGCGCGCAGGCAATTGAGTATGATGTGCAGGAAAAAAAGGCTGGGGGCGGTAACCCGGCGTTTACCCTCGCTGATGTAATGGCCAAGCTGACAGAGCTTGCGGAGGCGGACTTTGCTGGCGGCATTGATTTCCCTGCCGTGAGCATGCGGATAGAGTGCCTGCAACTGGGTGATACGGAGGAGTATAAAGCCTACCGTGATCTGGATCGAATGTACTTGGGAGATATTATTCCCATCCAGGACGATTACCACGGCATCTGGGCCGAGGCGGAAATCAACGAATACCGCTTCCTGCCGCTGCAAGGGCGGTATGCCGAGATATTGATTGGCGAAACGGACAATATGCGCCTGGCGGGCAGCGTGTCCAGCTTCATGATCAGCGGTGTTAGCGGTCACAAGATAGTACCCGGCGGAGTTGACGCCTCAAGGCTCAAGAATCTTTCAGTAACAAGCGCCAAGATAGGATTAGCGTCCATTGACGCGGCGCATATTAAAAACGCGGCCATTGACACGGCGCACGTTAAGGACGCGGCAATAACCAAGGCCCAGATCGCTTCGGCGGCCATTGACACAGCGCGGATTGAAAACGGCGCCATAACCAACGCCAAGATCGGATCGGCGGCGGTCAAGTCGGCGAATATCGATGAGGCGGCCATTGACACGGCGCACATTAAGAACGGGTCGATCACTTACGCCAAGATGGCCGAGGCGGCGGTGGGAACGCTTGAGGCGGATTTCCTTGACGCGGTCAGAGCAGATATTGATTATATAACAACTAATCAATTAACAACAGATGATCTTTACGTTAATTTAGCAACTATTGCTAAAGCTCAAATTAAATATGCAAATTTTGATACGGCATTAGTTGGTTTATTATCTACTGACGCATTAGACGCGGTCAGGGCGGATATTAACACGATTGTTTCAAACAACCTGACATCCGACCAGCTTTACGTAAACCTGGCGGCCATCGCCGTGGCGCAATTAACGACGGCCAATATTCAAAACGCCAGCATCAGCTGGGCTTCCATCAACACCTTGGCGGCCGTAATCGCGTCCATCGCCGATACGCAAATCGGGGCGGCGCAAATCGACTACGCCAAGATTGTGGATTTGGTCACTGAAACAGCCATCATTACCGAGGGCGTGGGCGGCGAGCTGTACATCAGCCGCTTGGCCGTGACTGACGCCAACATGGTGAGCCTGACCGTCGGCGACCTGATGCTGAAAGCGAGCAACGGCAGCTTTGTAAGGCTTACCGTTGATGAGCTTGGCGATGTGGTAGGCGTTCCGGTACTGGTGGAGGGCGACAACATTGATGAGGCAACCATATCAGGCGACCACCTTATAGCGGAAACAATTACCGCGCGGGAATTGAACGTAAGCCAGATCATGGCGTCATCGGCCATGGTTGGCGCTATTAAAGCGGCCAATATAGACGTGGCCAACCTGTTTGCGGCGACAGCGACTATCAGCCAATTGGACAGCTACATCGTGAGCGCCAACACCATCGAGGCGCTACAGGGCGAGCTGTCCGTTTGGGCGGACGACAAGATAAGCGTTGCCGTGGGAGATCTGGACGACCGCCTGACGATGGCCGAGGAAACCATAACGCCTGAAGCGATTGTAAGCACGGTGGTTGGCAGCGAGGCTTACCGGGAAGCGCTTGACCGGAAGGCTGACGCCGAAGACCTGGACGGCCTGGCGACCATGGCGGAAGTTCAGCAGATTAACCAGACGACGATAGCGCAGACGGCGAATAATATTACCCTGTCGGTCAGGCAGGAGCAGGAAAGAGCGCAGGCAGTTGAGGGCGAAATACGCGCTTTTACCGATACAGCGCAGACTTATTTTGAGTTCGCCTTGGACGGACTGTACATCGGCAAGTACGGCTCGCCGTTCAGGACCCTGGCGGGTAACGAGAAGTATTCTTTCCTGCAAGACGGTGTGGAAGTAGCGTATATTCAATATAATAGGCTTTATATCAAAGCGGCGCATATCTTGGACGTGCTGACCATCGGCAATCCGATTGACGGATTCACTGATATTACAGCCGAAAGCGGCGGGATCACGGCGGAATGGAGGGACAGCTAATTGGCAATCTTAGAATCGAGCAGGCAAACATTTTCGCTGATTTCGACAATTAGGACAACCTATCCGGGCGGCGTATTGAGCAGGTCTTCTATGCTGACAAGCAAGACTATAGCCCTTTCCGTGAACCTGCCCGCCGGCGCCACGATTAACAGTGTTAAATTCAAATGCAACATAAGCAGGGTCAATCCATACTACGGGGCGGACATCCATAGAATAAACAATGTTGGCGTTACCGTTATTGGACCTTATGAGCAAATTCTTTCCAACGTCGCGTCGCACCACGTCAAGATTGAGTTTAAGTCAACAACAAACACGGGCATCTATATACCTGATGACAATTACACGCAATGGATTAAGTACACGGACTGCCATATTGTCGTTGACTACACGCCCGGCGCGTCGACAGGCGCGCTTGATAAAAGCAGCGTACCGATGGACGGGGCGTCAGCCATCACGCTGGCGATCTCCCCCAAAAACACGGCCTACAGCCACAAGGTGAAGTGGAAGACGGGCGGCGCGGAAATAACGCAGAATATCGCGGCGGGAACGACTTCGGCCATCTTGACCATTCCTTTGGTGTGGAACTCACAGCACCCGAACGCCGCCAGCGGCGCCGCGTCGTGCGAGCTTGAAACCTATAACGGCGCGACCCTGATAGGGTCGGTATCGTACCCGTTCACGGTAACGGTGCCTTCAACCATCGTTCCGACAGCTTTATTGGCCGCCGAGGTAGTGGACGGTTTCAACGGGCTATATTTGCAACGCGTCAGCAAGGCCCGATTAATCACAACGGCTGCCGGCGCTTATGGCAGCACAATTCAGCAGATTAACGTATCGGGCGGCGGGTACTCAGGCGTCGGCAGCCCGTACACGACGGGCGTGCTGCAAGCGTCGGGAACGGTGACCTTTACCGTTCAGGTGGTGGATTCGAGGGGCCGCGTGGCAACGGACACCGTGAGCGTAACGGTTGTGGCTTACAGCAAACCGTCCATATCGGACATCGAAATATTCAGGTGTCTTTCCGACGGCGCGCCAAGCAAGAACGGCACGTACGGCAAGGCCGTGATGACCTACGCGGCGGCGGCGGTCACGGGCAACAGTATCACGGCGGCGACGGTCAAGTTTCGGGAAGTCGGAACAGAAACCTATTCCGCGAAAACAAACGTGCCGAGCGGAAGCGGCGGTGCCATATTCGGCAATGGCACGCTTGGCGTTACAAAGTCTTTCGATGTTGTTTTAGAAGTTACCGATACGGTAGGCCAGACATCGACTTACTACGGCACGATAACCTACAAGCTGGCGGTTTTTGATTTCAGGAAAGACAAGGCGGGAATCGGCAGGGTGGCCGACCCGGTTAAAATGCTGGTGCTGCCTGAAGACTGGGGGATTAAGGCCGGCGTTTTTGATTTTCAGCATGATAAAGCAGGCATCGGCAGGGTGGCGGGACCATTAAAAACATTGATACTGCCTGATGATTGGAAGGTCAAAGCCGGCGTTTTTGATTTTCAGCATGATAAAGCAGGCATC